GTGCAATCAAGTCAATAGTAATATCATTTATTACACCAGGGATTACAAGATAAATCTTACCGATAACAGAGTTTGCGTTTACCTGAGCAAGACCGTCAATGTCAGCAGCCATTGTCATATAGTAATCATCAATAGCACCAACATTCTTCATAGTGTCAAGCAGAGGTGTCATACCAGCATAGAAATTCTCGTAAGCAGAAGCATTATTATACTGGAATGTAATGCTAAGACCACACTTGTATGCTTGTCCCTCAACTGCATTAACAAGGTATCTCGTTGATAGATTTGCAAGTGCCTGATATGTTGCTACAGGTACTTCAAATAGCGTGGAGTTACCCCAGATATTTGTTCCGAGATCAGGAATAGCTGTGATAATATTCACACCAACTCCGGATAGTGACTGCCATTCATCCATCAGCTTCTTAGTTACCTTGTACTCCATCTCACCAATACGCAGATTATGCTTTCTGTTTGTTGGCAGAGCCCACTCATACTGCAATGGCTGATTGAGCATTTGAGCTCTTTGAATCAGCAGAGCAAGCATTGACGGAGATGTAAGAACCTGTCTTCCCATACCAACCATTCTGTACTGACCCCACGGAGCAAACAATGCAGAATGAGAAGAATAAAGCTCTGCATTAACATCCAATGTAACAGTATTGCTCTGAATTCTTGCAAGCAGTTGTGCATATCCTTCTGTAGAAGTTGATTCATCATATACATACTTTCTTGCACAGGATCTTGGAATATCAAGGAGTGCCGTTGCACATCTGCTATGATAAGCAACATTCATCAGCTTCTTGTGCAAAGGAGATATATGTTCAAGTCTGTATGGATCAGAATCATCGAGCCAATTTGTATCCTGATCGTCCCAGCCTGGGCTGATAATACGATTCGGAGCATAATTGAGCTTATCTGTAAGAGCATAATATGCATAGTACGCATAGCTGAATACCCACTCACGATGCTTAATTGCAAGCGCCTTTGTCATATTGTTAATTCCGTTTGTTTTAAGCGTTTTGAGTGCCGCAAGATACTTACAGGTTCTTGCGAAAGCAGACTCATCTAAAAGATCCGCATATCCAGCACCATATGGCTCTTGACCTGTGTATCTATCCTTTGCATAATCATATGCCTTATCAAGGATTCCATTACTCTTAGTTGCATCAGCCTCGTTAAGACCAATATAATAGGTGTTTGGTTTCCAGTTAATAGTAGAATGATCCTCAACTTTCGTATATGAATACCCGGTTGTTGACGTTCCAGATTTTTCGTACACATTTACACTATCCGTAATTTCTGATGCTGATGTTGTAAGATAATAATAGTTGTTATCCCCAGGATTAGAAGACCTTTCATATGGAGACTCAAAAGTATCTGTACCTCCTGATAGATACCCAGATAGATTTGGAACAACAGCAGGCTCTGCGGTATCACGAATATTCGCATAATTATTAAGGACAATATAGTTAGACTTCACATCCCCGATATATGGTACATTATCGGTAGCGTGATCTTCCTCAAATACAAATACGATATTTTCTACAGCAGTTTTTGTACCGTTATCATTCTCAACATATACAATCAAGTTCCAATACTTAGCTTCAGCATATGCATCTGATGAACTCTTCACCTTTTGCAATGTGCAATAAAGGGAATTACCAAAAGTACCTGGATATTTTGCGCTAATAGACAGCGCATTTTGTCCACCATCAGCACCATTACTTAGAATATAGCCAATATGTGAACATGTACCAGGGCATAATCTACATACAAGTACATCATAACCAGCAGTTAGTAATGTGATAGCCATCTGATAAGAATAATCTTCTGTGGTTTTGTAATTTGAAGCAGGTCCTCTAAATGTCTGCACAAAAGATGTAAGACCATCGGATGTAGCTGGGAAGTGCATCCATTGTAAGTTTTCGATTACCTCACTAAAGTCTAGAGACTCGGATCCAGTAGATTCTATATCCATGAATGCAGGACCCCATGAAGCAGTAATCGGCAAAGCTACAGTTGCAAACTCAGCAGCACCAATATTATAGGTGTAGTTGCTCGAAATCTCATTAATTACTATCTGAGCCATCTACAATTCCCTCCTTAATAGATTTCTTTGATCTTGAAGATCGTTTAGTTGTGGTATCTGTAGATACTGTTTCTGGCTCAGAAAAGTTTTCTAAGCGGACAAACTTTGGATGATTAATGTATCCAGGGACATATTTCTCATCACCTGGAGCGAATGTCACCCCATAAAATGTTCGTGAAGATCCGGAACAATTTTTATAAATCAAGATAGATCACCTCTTATAGTATTTTTGGGATCATTGATATATAAGGTTACTGCTTCTGAGTTTCTGCAAGAATAATTTCATCATCTGTAATAATGCGTTTCAGATGTGCTGGCGTATAGTGAACCAATACAGCACCCTCGCATTTAAGTGTCAGCATTGTTTGATACAATTGACCGGATTCAAGATATTCAAAGCTGCCACTACTGGATTCAATACTGTCTTTATCAATGTTAATACCAAATCGTATTTTTCGGTTACATTCATATGGCAGGTTGATTTCAAGGAAGTATTGCGCAGTATATTTGAAGATAATCTCCCTTAGCAGTTCATCCATATCAGCTTGATTTGTTGTTAATAATGTCATGATATAAGATAAATTAATGGGAATTGCCTTTTCGTAATAGAGCATATTGGTTTCATTATCAAGAACAGATCTAACTCCAAACTGTGCTCTTGAAAAATTATACAGCTCTGAATTAATGTGAATACCTGTATCTCTCGACAGGGCTACAATCGGAAACTGAATTTTATCTTGTTGTATCTGAGCAGCAAGATCCAGAATCTTATCCGGACTAATCACTCTAACTACAGGATTCTCTACAGAATCTGGATTGAAACTTTCTGTCAGATCATCTACTATTGCCTTATCATATTTATATAGCAAGAGAGATCATCCCTTCGTATAGTTATTAGTATCGTAATAATCTCCACGATAATCAGTTTTAGGTTTGATGAAGTGATTGGAAGTATTAAATGTAGTTTCTACCTCTTTATCTGTTCTTCCTACAAGCTGCTTTGTATCATACACAGGAACAACTTGTGCAACTACATGATCTGGTGCTTGCAAATCTGTTGTAAGCTCTGTAACACGGAAAATTCTATCAGGCATACCTGTATATTGTCCAGAAATATGAAAAAGACTGTCTTTTTGGAGGTTCTTCAAATTGAAGCTACAGTGAATCAAAAACGGAAGTTCTTTATCATTTTCTACAACCCAGCCTAATCTCTTATAGGTTTTAACCTTTGGAGTTCCATCAAAGAAAATATGAGTATCAATCGGCTCTGAATAACTATCTACTACAGGCTCTCCCTGCGCATTCGATGTCGCAAGATGAGGGAACTGATACTTTGCTTCAATCCCCTGCATCTCTAGTGCTTCATCATAGTATTCACGCATCATCTGAATGTCAGAACCAATCAGATTTACGCTCATACGACCACTCCATTCTCATCAAGAATATCCTGAATATTTGCAACAAAGTCTAACCAATTCCAGCTCCACTTATTTGCTTTACCAGTAGCTGATACATTGACACAGCTACCGTTACGAAGTGCCTCTGTGAATTCAGAAAAAGATGCAACATATGTATTGGTAATCCATGCAGGATTCTGTTTCACGTTAAACACTATTAGGTAGTGCTTGTACTGTTTTACACCATTCACAAGTTTCCAGACACCGAGTATACGGAGTTTATCAAAACCAAGAGACAATAGCTCTTTTAAGAAATCAAGCTGGTCAGATGGCAAATTAGCCTTTTCATCATATGTGATGTTAAATCCATATTTCTTTAGTTCAGATAAAATCTGATTCGTAGATAGCTCATAAACAAGATTATCATTGATCTCGGTTACAATGCTCCCCTGCGCATCTATAACATAAGAGAACAATATACCAAATATTTCATGGCAAACAGACAGTCTTAACCCTGTAATCTCATCATTCTGTGTTAAATCTGCTATTTTGATGCTTAATTTATCGCTGGTATTAGACTTAACACCTTTTGACAACTGGTGCCAATCAGTAATGCTGTATGACAATGGATTACTCATTGTCATCACTCCCGTCTACGAAGTATTTTATCTCTGTCTGAAAAGCAACAAGATTGCTCGTATCTTGTTTCGGATAATCTGCGAAAAACCTGGCGATCATGTCAAGTTTAAGTTGAAACCAGAGCATATGTTTTTCAAGCTCCGAGAACTCAGGATGCTTCTCACAAAATATCATATATCTTGTGACCACACTACTGAATGCTTTGAGATCAGACGGATTCAAGTCATTCAGATTCGCAGAGTAAAGTTTCTTGAAGTTAGTACCATTGTATTGCTTTAATTCAGTAAAGAATTGCTGAGAAATCATCATCGTATTAGAAACCGCCATTGCTCTCACCACCATTTTCTATTTGCATCTTCCAGTTTGGTACTTTTGCTCCAATCTGAGGAAATACCTCAGATAAAATTTCAATAAGTGCTGTAGTTACGTCCTTTTCCTCAGTTACACCCAAAGACTTCATTAGCTCTACGAGAGTAGTTGCTTGATTCAGCGCAGAATCCCGTTTATCGAACTGAATTGTAGACTGGGTTGTAATGATTGGATTCATGTGTAACTCAAACTTGTCAACGAATCCGGATTGCCCATGAGCACGGAACATGTTGTTTAGCCCATCAACCCATCCAGTCTTATATGCTGTCATCAATCTGTCCAATATATTGGCATACAGTGCAGATCTTTGTGACATAACAGTGCCAGCAGCACCAAGTCCCTCGCTTGAGGTGAAATTCATGGCTTCTTTCGGAATTCCAAGAACAGATAGCTTTTTGTTCTGGTAGTAATCTAACAGTTTAATATCGCTTTCTGTGTTTTCTGCCATATTGAGATCAGTGATACTGATTGCATCCTGGCCGTTTACTTTTGGAAGATATATCAGATTATTTGGACTCTGAGGATTCATGAAGCTCTGAGCATCACCTGTTAAAGTATTTACAGATAGCTGATTCTCAATAGCGTCCTTAACCTGCTGTAAATAATTCTGTATTTCTTCTCGTTCTGCACCGGAGCAATCAACATTTATAAATTTAACAACACGGATCAGGGATGACAACAGCATAGCATCCTCAAGCATACTTAGTGATTGTGTTGGATTCAATGCATTTTCCATCAATGGGGTTGCAAATTGAACATCATATGTACACAAGTTCCCATCTGTATCATATGCATCAATTTCATAATCTCCAAGTAATCCACCAAGAGAAAAATGAATCATCGCAGTCTCAGGGAACATAACAACATCAGAATCATTATCAC